TGGAAGACCCGGTGGTTCTGGGGGTGGTGGTTCATCTCAAGGAGTACAAGGGGGTGCAGGAAATACACCTAGTACATCTCCTTCTCAAGGAAATGCGGGTGGTAACTATTCTTCTCCTGGAACAGGAGGATCCGGCGGTGGTGGAATCGGCGGAAATGGTTCATCAAACAGTGGTAACAACGGCGGTAACGGCGGTGGTGGAACTTCAAACTCTATCACAGGTTCTTCAGTAACTTATGCTGGCGGCGGTGGAGCTGCTGGATTAGCACCAGGAAGTGCTGGATCAGGAGGATCTGGCGGTGGTGGAAATGGTTTATCAGGACCTTCGGGACAAGCGGGTTCAGGAACAGCTGGCCTTGGCGGAGGCGGAGGCGGTTCGGAAAGAGAACCTGCAACTGGTGGAGCTGGTGGATTAGGAGTTGTAGTTTTAAGTATTCCAACTGCAAGTTATACTGCAGAAACAGAAGGTTCACCAAACGTAACTACAAGTGGTAGTAATACAATTTTAAAATTTTCTGGAGCTGGGAGTTATACAGTATAAAAATTATGGCTTATTTTGCAAAACTAGATAACGACAATAAAGTCATAGGAGTTCAATCAGTAAACAATGATGTTTTATTAGATGAAAACAATGTTGAACAAGAACAAAAAGGTATAGATCTTTTACAAAGTCTTTTTGGTGGAGATTGGAAAAAAACTTCGTACAATACACATCGTGGAAAATATTATTCAACTGACGCTGAGACAGGCGAAAGAACATTACATGAGGATCAATCAAAAGCTTTTAGAGCAAACTATGCTGGTATTGGTTTTGTATATGATGCTATAAATGATGTATTTCATGCATCACAACCTTATCCATCATGGACTCTTTCAGGCGCGCCTGAGTGGGCATGGCAACCCCCTGTTGCAAAACCTAGTGATGATAGTAAGTTTTGGATATGGAATGAAGATACACAAAATTGGGATGAAGTAGCAGAAGCTGATTTAGCAACTTAGCACTAGACAATTAATATATTTATTATATAAATATATTTGTAAAACATAAACGAAAGTATGACAGTAAAATGAAATTAGATTTATTCTCTATACCTATCTATGTTGGTAATATAGATTTAGATAAAATTAAATTAAAAAAAATTAAAGTTAAAAGACAATGGTTGTCTGGAACAGAAAGTTCTCATGATTGTCATAATGAAATTACAGAAGAGTGTAGTAGATACATACTTAACACTATCGTAGAATTACTTAACTATGACATACAGGTACCTTACGAACTAGCTCTTTCATCTATATGGCAAAACAACTATATAAATAATGATTATCAAGAAAGACACGCTCATCCAGGAAGTGATTTTTCTTTTATAATATATAAAAAAGTAAAACAATCACATACTGTGTTTTTTAATCCTGCTATGCAATTAATAGAAAGCTATTACAGAAAAGTACACCTAGTAAAAACTGTGTTAATTGACAGTCTTTTTAAAGTAGAATGTAGAGAAGGACAGATAGTTGTCTTCCCAAGTTTTTTAGAACATATGGTTTTAAAAAATAATAACTCAATTACTATATCAGGTAATGTTAATATAAAGGAAAGCACAACAATTTAAATGGAATGGAATTCTTTTAATGTTGTTGATGATTATCTACCAAAAAAAGATTTTGTAAATATTAGAGACAAATTAAGTAGTTCTGATTTTTCTTGGTTCTTAAATAAATATGTAGCTTTGCCAACATCTAAAGATGGTTTATATTTTACCCATACTTTTTATAGAAACTATCTTCCAAACAGTAACGAGTTTACGGTGTTGACACCATTATTAAATAAACTTAATGCAACTTCTTTAATAAGAGTTAAAGCAAATCTTTATCCAAGAACTGATAAAATATTTGAGCATAACAAACATGTTGATGTACATGATGAATTAAACCAACCAATTCCACACAAAGGTTTTATATTTTATATAAATACTAATAATGGATTTACTCGTTTACAAAACGGAGAGAAAATAAAATCTGTTGAAAACAGAGCATTGTTTTTTGAATCATACAAAACACACAACAGTTCAACTTGCACAGATGAACCAGTAAGGATAAATATAAATTTTAATTATTTTTAATATGATAAAATCAGACATACAATCATTATTTCCAACACCTGTTTATATGGCTAATATAAATAGAAAGTTAACTAATAGAGAATTATCTTTTGTTGAAGAACAAAAAAAACATTGTCAAAGTAATAAAGGAAATATTAATACTATTGATAATTATATTTTAAATAAACCTGAACTTAAAAAAATAAAAAAATTTTTAGAAGAGTGTTGTGATGATTATTTACAAAAAGTAATATGTCCTAAACACAATCCTAAACTTCGTATTACTCAATCTTGGTTAAATTATACTGAAGAAAACCAATACCATCATCAACACGAACATCCTAACTCTGTTGTTTCTGGAGTTTTTTATATAAACGCCGATAAACAAAACGACAATATAAAATTTTTTGATAGAGACTATAGACAAATTTTTCCTGCTATTGATAAATTTAATTCATGGAACTCAACCTCATGGTGGTTTACAGCAGAGACTGGTCAATTAGTAATGTTTCCGTCTTCTACTTCTCATCAAGTTGATTTTAAAAAAGGTTCTAATACTAGAATAAGTCTATCTTTTAATACTTTCTATAAGGGAACTATTGGAGAGAATAAAGACTTAGCAGAATTAATATTATAATGAATAAATTAAAAGATTATATTAAAATATATAACGTATTAGATAAAACTCTATGTAAAAAAATAAGAAAAGAAATAGACAAAATTAAATGGCAACCTCATTTATTTTATAGTGAAAAATTAAAAGGTTATAAACCAAAAAACGCACAAACAGAATTAGATGTTTCTTGGGATAATATAGAAACTAGAAAATTACTAACAGATAAAGTTTGGCAGTGTGTTCACAAATACATCATGATTGATTTTAAAAATGATTATTTTAAAGAATGGTCTGGGTTTACTCCTATTCGATTTAATAGATACCACGAAGGAAAATTAATGGCTAAACATTGTGATCATATAAAAGACATGTTTGATGGAGAACATAAAGGCATTCCTACATTATCTATTGTTGGATTATTGAATGATGATTTTAAAGGAGGTGAGTTTGTAATGTTTGATAAAGATATTATAAAATTAAAACAAGGAGATGTTTTAATTTTTCCCTCTACCTTTTTGTATCCGCATAAGGTAAATCCTATTAAAAAAGGGATAAGAGATAGTTTTGTTTCGTGGGTGTGGTAAAATGAAAATTACAAAAATAGAAACCTTTTACATAAAGACTAAAATAAAAGAACATAAAAAAATAAAAGAAAAGTTGTTATTTCTTATAGATAAAATACCTAAGACTTCGTTTGTAAATGTTTCACATACAGACTGGAATTTACCAAAAGAACAAAGACGAGAATACTTAGAATGCTTCTATAATATATTGCCTCCATACATGGACAAGATGCGAAAACTTTTTGATGAAAAAACATGGAGAATTCAAAACACTTGGTTTCAACAATACTATAAAGGTGGTTTTCACGAGTGGCATAGGCACCCCAAAACAAATTTTACCAATGTATATTATCTAGAACTTCCTAGTAGTGGTATGACTACTAAGATAAGACCTTTAGTAAATAGTAAAAAAACTCAAAGTATAATAGCTGAGGAGGGTGATTTAATTACTTTTCCAGCTTGCATACCCCATGCTTCTGAAAAAAATAATGATGGTTTGCGAAAGACTGTTATTTCTTTTAATAGTGATTTCGCTAAAAGACCATTATAAAACAAATTGATTTTACCAATATTGTAGTATATTTTGGTCCAAACAGGATTTTATATGTTACAAAAATTAGGCTTTCTACCAGGATTCAATAAACAAGTTACCTCTACCGGAGCAGAGTCTCAATGGACTGAAGGAACAAACGTACGTTTTAGATATGGCACACCTGAAAAGATAGGTGGTTGGAATCAATTAGGTAATACAAAACTAACTGGTGCAGCTAGGGGATTGCATCACATGGTCAATAAAGAAGGTATTAAATATTCTATAATTGGAACTAATAGAATTTTATATGCTTATACAGGGGGAGTATATTACGATATACATCCTTTAAAAAATCCATCAGGTACAGCTATTACTAATGCATTTAGCACGAGTAATGGACAACCAACTGTTACTATTACCTTTCCTACAGCTCATGGTTTTTTAGCAGGAGATATTATTTTATTTGGAGACGCTTCTACTTTTTCAGCTATCTCAGGATCTAGTTTTGGATCGGCTGATTTTGCTGATAAAAAATTTATGGTAACTTCAGTTCCTACTGGAACAACCTTAACTATTACAATGCCTAGTAATGAAGGAGGAGCAGGAGCAACTACTTCTGGAGGCATAACTTATTTTCAATATTACCATGTTGGACCACCAGACCAAGTAGGAGTTTTTGGTTATGGTATTTCTCAATGGGGTGGAACTGTATCGAGTCCACAAACTACAACATTAAACGGAGGATTAAATGCTGATTCTGCTGGAACAGGCGGAACCGGAACTACAATTAATGTAGCAAGCACAGCTAACTTTCCATCTTCAGGAACTAATTTTATATTAGTGGGCACTGAAGAAATATCTTACACAGGAGTTACATCTACAAGTTTTACTGGAATAACTAGAAATGTTAGAGGAACTACAAATGCTTCGCACAGCACAGGAGCAACGGTAACTGATACGAGTAGTTATGCAGCTTGGGGTCAAGCAGCAGCGACCACGGATAAAGTTGCAGAACCAGGTATGTGGTCTTTAGATAATTTAGGAAGTAACTTAATAGCTTTAATATTTAACGGTGAGTGTTTTGAATGGA